CCTTCTTGATGCCCCAGACGCGAGCCGTGGCACGACCCGAGAGGACCGCGAGGCTGATGAGCCACTCGATCCGGGTACGGTACACCGGCTTGTCGTTGACCTGACCGAGGTCATCGACCTCCATCACGCCGTTCTGGAGTCCGACCACGCCGGCGTCACCGATGTTCAGCACGTAGATGCTGGTTCCGGTGGCGGTTCCGCCGCCAGGGCACGCTTCGTTGAAGTCGATGACCTGAGCATTGGAGTCGTCGTAGTCGGTGACGAGGATCGGGAGGTCGTTGTAGAAGGCGATGCGATCGCCGAACTCGGACTTGTCCCAGGTGATGAAGCCCGCGACGGAGGTCTGGCGGCTTGCGGCCGACAGGAGGTTCCGCATGCGCTTCGACATGACCAGATGGGTGGCGCCGTCGACAGCGTCGATGGCTTCATCCAGAATCTGGAGCGACAGGGCGTCGCCGTTGGCGGAGTTGCCGGCCGGGACCAACTGCGAGCCGACGATGCGCTTGCGCAGACCGTCGAATTCGCGGGGGTCCTGTTCGGAGTCGCCGTTGATGATCTTGCCCGCGAGGAAGAGCGAGAGGGCCTTGACCTTCATCTTTTCCTGCATGGTCCGGATGTTCGGGCCATGGGTCTTGACCAGCGCCTTGTCGACGTCCAGATCGCCACCGACGATCTTCAGAACTTCGACCTGGGCGTTGATCACGCCGACGCCGTTCGAATAGGCTTCATTGAAGCCCCGGAACGCGACGCCGGGAAGCTGACCTTCCTGGGTGTAGGTGTAGGAACCGCCGGGCACGTCCATGAAAGGAAGCACCTTGAGGAGGTCCGGATAGGCGAAGAGTTCGATAATTGCCGAACGCTTAACCTCGTCGTTGCCCATCGCCATATCGGAGGCTTCGAGCAGAGTCAGAGCAGCCATAAGCTGTGTCCCCTAGTTTTATGGTGATCGCGATTGAGGAGGCGGCCCCCGCCTCGGGCTCCCCCTCGGACCGATCACCGGCACCCGAGGGAATGCTTTTGAGTCACGTCTCGTGGGAAACGTGACTCGATCTAGTGTGAGCAGATCGCCTTGAGGCGCTCGATGCTCCAGGATGACTGGGGGTGGCGCTTACCCACCCAACGTCCCTTTCGGGGCTCCGCTCAAAGCTCGCGGCATGTACTTGTGCCCATTCGGGCGAATAGGTGGGCGTCTTTGTGAGGGAGACGCCCAAAACCCTTTGCCACCCGTCAGGTAGGCTCGCGACTGTGCGCGCCGGCCTTCCGCCCTGGCGAGAGCGGAGAGCCTAAGGGTGCGCCCTTACAGGCGCGGACCCTTGTCCCCATTCGCGAGGGCCAGTCGATCGTTCGCCGACATGGCCTTCATTTCCTGCGGCGTCTTGCCCAGAGGGCCACGCCGGTCGTTCGGTCCGCCGCCGGCGCCGCCGCCGCTCGAAGCGATGAAGAAGTGAGGAGCTTCTTCCTTCAGCTTCGCGATCCACTCCTTGGGCGTCAGCGGCGAACCGCCGTCGGCACCGTAGAGTTGCAGGTCGCCCTGGTAGGCGAGCACCTTGCCGTCGTCCGTAGCGCGCCACACGGATTGGGCGCGCGACAGGACGTCGGGGATGGCGCTCGGGTTCAACCCGGCTTCCGGCGAGATCGCCGCATCCTTGATGGCCGACGAGACCAACGTCCGCTTGTAGGTGGCGTCGATCTGGCTGGCCTTGTCCTTCCAGTTCGCGCCTTCCTTCTGGGCGGCCCGAACCTGCTCTTCCAAGGACTTCTTCATGTCCTCGGTCCGGCGAATGATTTCTTCCTCGATCTTCCGACTGTCGGTCAGACCGCCGTCCTTGACCCGCTGCGCGGTCGCGCGCAATTCGGCCAGTTCGGTTTCGAAGGCCGTGGCATCCTCGCCGACGATCGGCGCGAGAACCTCGACCTGCTTCTGGAGAGCATCCCGTTCCTTCACCAGATTGGTGTTGGTGTCTCGGAACTCGTCCAGCTTGTCCTGCGGCACCAGATTGATCTGGACCTTGTCGCCTTCAGCCTTGGCGAAAGACCGGAGGCTTTCGGGAATGGCTTCAAGCGAATCGAAACTGAAAATCGGCATACTTGGCTTTTCTCTCTGTACGCTCTGACCCAGAGCATGGCGCTACGACCCGTCGCGTCGCGAGATGTGGAAGTGGTCAGCGGCCCTCGGGAGGCCGATGTCCTATCGGGATGTTGCGGACCCTAGCAAAAATTAAGGTAAATGTCAAGATTCACAGCGGTCTATGTGTTGACTACTGGCAATCAGGGTGCTAACGAGGACGATTCGCTCACCGGCTTATCGGGTCAAGAAGCCTTACGCGGCTTGGGTTCTCCCTTTGACATCTGTTGTACAAACGCGTACTTAGCGCGATCTGACGCCGACTTTATCTTATGGCACGGGTCCTTACAGAGTATTTGCAGGTTCTCCGGCTCCCAATATTCTGGATTTCCAAATGCCATAAACAATGGTTCGATATGATCGGCTTCCCAATCCGAATTATTATACTTATGTTGCTTACCGCAGTCTGCGCAAAAACCATCATCCCTGAAGAATATATGCTGGCGCATCATCTTCGGATCGGTGCGGAGGAGATACTGACCAACGCAGCGCTGCGAACACCAGGAGCGCCGGCGGTTGATCGTTCCATCCGCCTTTAGGATAGGCTGGAGACACCAACGGCATTGGCCGGGCGGCGGTCGGACGAGCTTGGAGGGATGGGTGCGGTGGTTATAGGAAGCCGGCATCTTGCCAGTCTTTGTGGCCTTCGAGCGGCGTGGTCGCCGAGTACGAGGACGAGTGGTGCGCCGCGCGTGGCGACGCTTCACAGCTTCCCCTTGATCGCGGCGAGGTGCGCGAGGTTATCGTGATGGATGCGCATAGAATCGAGCAGCGCCTCATAAGCGCCGATAGAATGCATACGCAGGTCTTCGAGGTCAGTGCCGGAGCGCCGCCCCTTGTAAGGCTGCTCAGTGACAGCGGCGTTGTACGCGTTATGCGCGAGCGCCCACTCCTTCTGACAGGAGTCGACGGCGCGGCGCGAAGACTGGGCATGTTGGATCGCTCGCGCGACCGCATCTCTACGGTTCATCGTGAGCGGCAGTATCCAGGCTATCGAATCGGATGAGGAACAGTCGCACCCAATTCGCCTGCGCTTCCTTCATAAACGCGTGGCGGCTTGCGAGTGCATCCAATTCATCCGCAGGCGTCTCGTTAAGCTGGACTAGATCGCCCAGTCCATACTTCCCAGGATCGTTCTCTATATCGAGCCGACATAGCGCCCAGGAGAGCGCCTTCATGGTCGGGGCCGGCGCTAGAGCTTCGAAAGGTGCGGAGTTCTCGAAGCGGACGCGGCAGTCCTCGATCGTCCTACCCGAGCCCAGCAAATCGGGGTCCTGGCAGACGTAATTCGGGCCGGGCTCAGACATGCCGTGCGGACGACGTCGACTTCGGCTTGCGGACGGGCGGCCGGATGAACGCGGTCGTCGCGAGAAGGATCGCCTTATAGGTGCTCATGTCAGTCCCTTTGCCGCGAAGGCGGCTTCAGTTGCCTCGACGTCGACGATTTGGTCGACGCCATTGGCGGCCAGCTTATAGACGACGGGTTGGTCGTCCGTGAACGCGTAGGCTCCAGGCATCCTCATGCGCGCCGCAAGACTGCGGGCGCCTCGCATCGCCGGGCCTAATTCAGTTTGATCGGTCATGTAGTCCTCAGAGCTTCACAAATTCGCCGTCACAAAGTTCAGTCAACCAGAGCGCGCCCAACACAGACGGATGGTCGTTATATTGCTTGCCGCAAACGCCACAGAGGCACGCACCGGCGGCCCGCATCCAATCCTGGCTCTCACCGAACACTCGCTCGCGGTTGAGCGGCGTCATCAGATGAGGCGCGTTCCCCATATCATCGTGCTGGCGGCGGAAACGGGGATCGATCATCAGGGGTGAATTCCGCAGACAATCACTGTGCCGAAACCTACCGCCGCCACCATAAGGGTGACTGGAAACCATACAGAGCCATAGGCGGGCGTGCGGATGCGATCCATCACATTAGGGAGGCCGCCGAACAGGCCCACCATGATGGCGATCGCACCGAGGAACTGCCACTTATCCATCAGTCGCCCTCCCACCCCATCGGCCGGCGGAAACCGGACGCGTTCTTGTGGCCGCCGCCGCCGTAGGATGCGGCAACCACGCTCACATCGACTGCGGCTGGATCGTCCTTATCTGAGCGAAGCGAGAAGCTCCTGGAGCCGTCAGCGGCGTCGAAATAACTGGCTGCGAACGGCTCCCCCTTGCTCATGATGTTGCCCGCGTCGCTGGCGAGTTGGTACGGCAGGTTCGCGACCGGCACGTCATAGCCCGCGATCGTCATTCGGCGCTTGGTCGCGCGGATGCAGGACGCGACATCAGAGTCGAGCTTATTCACGAGCGCTCCGCCGATCTGGCGAGCGTGATCGAAGAACTTCTCGCGGTCCAGGTTCCAGGCCGCGCTGTCCCAGGCCTCGAAGTTGAGCGGCAACAGGTTCAGCCACGCGCAGATTTCCCTAGCGTGCGGCATCTCCCACGTCCACAAATCACGGTCCTGGACGTACCGGACAAGGAGTGGTGCCGGCTTACCGGGAAAGGCGAACTCCCAAGCCATCATCGCGCCGGAGCGCGCCATGTCGAATTCGCCTTGGAGCGCGCCGGACTGAAGCAACGGCTCCAGATCGCGTTGAGCGGAAACGTGGTGATCCAGGATCGTGACGGACGCGGCCGTGGCGATGATCTGGAGAAGGGTATCGCGCTTGAACGAGAAGTCGACCAACAAGACGTGCTTACCCGTTACATCAGGGAGTTCGCCCGGCGCATAGCGCGCCGGCACCATCTCGCAATCAGGCCAACGCTTCTGAACCACCCAGGCGGCGGTGAAACCATCCGCGCAGGGATCGTGGTAGAGGCAAAGATCGGGCGTATAGGTCATTCGAATAAATCCAGTTGTCGGTCGACGAACCCAGCACCCTTGCAGACCTTGCAGTGCTCAGTACGGGGTTCCTCAGTAAAGCTGTCGATATCTAGGGGGTCGGGAGCCACGTATCCCCAGCGGCATCCAGGGGCGCGGCATATAGTCTTGCGAGCGTGGTAGTCAGCGAAAGCACGCTTCAGAATTTCGTGGTCTATGCTCACGCCACCGTCCCGATGACTGATGTGAGCATTTCAGCGTTCTTGGGATTGATCCGAACAGCGATCACTCCGCTTATCGGATGGAGGTGAAATTCGCGATTCCAGGCCTTCTTTAAGCGCGCGATCTGTTCAGGCGTTTCGGTGACCCGGATGAGGTAGCCATTCCGCATCAAGATGTCGGTGTGCTCCCACACCCCGGTTTCGGTGTTGCGCTCAAACGAGACGATCTGATTTGGATCGACCCACTGCTCTCGATCTCCGTTCATCAAGATGATCACAGCACGATCCTCTGACAGCCCGGCGCGCAGTACGGGAGGATGACGGTCTCTACCCAGTGATCGAAATCCCGAGGGAAGATGCCGTCAGTCTCGCGCGGCCGGATCGATACGAGCCCTCGGAACAACCGGGTACCGGGTCCGCAGAACGCGAGCGCGGAGGCGGCGTACGGAATCACCCTGACCCCCTGATCCGAGGGGTCGTCGTGGAAGCCGATCAGAAAGGCGAAGTCTTCAGCCTTCTGATGGTTCGGAACCGCGATCGCGAGTGGCCCCTTGATCTCACGGGTCGTCACTAGAGTGCTGACGCCGCCTAGTGGATCGTGGACAGCGCTGATTGACGGATAGACGTGCCCGTTCGCGCAGGTGTCGTTACCGTTCGGGCGCCGTTCACGAGAGACGCCATCCGCACCACACTCTGGACACTTCCCATACATCAGGCGGCCCAGTGCAACTTGACATACCCACGACCGGCGTGGCCGCCGGCGGCCGTCTCGACGCGATAGCCGAGCTTCGTCAGGGACTCCTTGACCTTTTCGAGTTCGGCATTCGCCTTGCCACAGACCCAGCCCGACCAATTCGGCAGCAGCGGGGTGATCTCGACCTGGACGAAGCCCTGAGAGGCGGCGCGCCTCACGGCGCCTTCGACGTCAGTGAGGATGCGCTCGATATCGGTCGGGGGCGCGAGGTTGCGGGCTTGCTTTGCGGAAATCATGACTCAGACCACCGGAACGATATAGACGACGGGTGCGCGCAGATATTCCGCGAGCGTGATGAGTTCATCGAACCGCCCCAGGATGTTGTTGTCCCGGAGGAGTTCGAGACCGCGCTGGTCGTCGAAGCTCAGAAACCCGATGTCGATCTTGCCGGCGTCGTGGTCGGCGAGGATCGAGTTGTAGGCTCCGTCCTGGTTGTTCTGCTGGATGAAATCCAGCGCGGCTTGGGTGGTTTGCATTTATCCTCGTCCGGTATTGGGGGCGTGCCTGGGTACCGTGATGTCGTGGAGCCACAGGCCGAAGTCACGAATCTTCGGATGCAGGTAGCCGAGCCAGTAGGTGATCTCGGAAAGCGGGTGGGCGATCAGGTTGTGTGAGGCCCACATCAAATTTTGGAGCCATGTCGGCGGCAACGTCATCGGCACAAAGGTGCAGGTCACTGTGCCGGAGACCATGATGGGAACCTCCGAGGCGCTGCCGAGAATCTCGGTAGTGCGGTCCCACTTGATCTCCGGCAACAGATGCCCGACCTCATAGGTGTAGGGGCCGGAACTGGCGACGAATGGGATGTCCGCGAGAATCGGGTCATCTACGATAATTCGATCCGCTCGTCGGCCCTTAAGCTTACCGGATTCATCCTTGAATGCCGGCTGGTCGTGCGCGGGATCGCGCTGCTGCGCGGCGAGCTTCACGATCGCGCGTTCCCAATCCATCAGCGGGCGCTGGACCGGATTGATCGAGTGGGTCCACTCGTCGATCAGGCGTTGGCGTTCCGCCTCGTTCGAATCATGCAAAGTGTACATCTGGATCACGCAGCGATCATGGTGGGTTGACCCATGCCGCCGGGGACCCAGCGGTCGCCCCACTCGCGCTTGACCTGCTCGACATAGTCGGCCGGCGCATTCGGGTGTGGAAGCCCATAGGGTTCATCAGGGCCGGGAACGCAGCCATCGGTG